ATTTAGAACTGGTCTCACATGCCCATAATTTATCATCTTTTTTGTTTTTTTTACTTTTAAAAAAAATGTCTACTATACCAGACGCAGACCCTTCATTTACCTTTGTTGACAAAATTTTATCATTGATAGTATCTTTTTTACCATCAATAAAACTTTCTAATGATTTATAAAAATGCTTATTTGTACCTAAGTAATCTTTATCGTAATCAAAAAAAGCTAATAATCTACAAATCGCTTCAAAAACGTGTTGTCGTTTATAATTAGTACCCTTTACTGGATTTTTTTGTGAAAATTTATGTATAAATTCTTGCATACTTAAAATAAAATTTATATCTCTGGATTTTTCATAAATATAATATTGTTGTAAACCAACTAACAAATCCTTGTGTGTTAGGTTATCTGCAGATTTATTAAAATATTTTGTAATAAATTCACCAAACATTGAGTTTTCGCATTCGCTTATTTTATTATCATATTTTTTTCTAATTATATCTAATTCACTTCGTAATTTATCTAATTCAACGCACGCAGATGTAACGTATAATTTTGGTTTATCAAGCGACTTAGCAACGTCAAATGAATCCTGAATATTAAACGACTCAGGTATGACAAGTGTCTCAGGCATATTAAATGACTCCGGTATATCAAACGTATTAATTGTATCAAATAACTTAGGTTCGTCAAACAATTCGGGTATATCAAACGACTTAGATTTATCAAACAATTCGGGTATATCAAACGACTTAGATTTATTCGATAATTTTGTTATTGATTTTGATAAAGGTTTAACGCTTTCTAATTCTATTATCTCTTCTTCTATTTCTGGTTGTTGCAAATGCGTGTTTGATTTTTTCTTATGTAAAGGTTTCTTTTGACATTTACGTGTTTTATTAAATAAACAATCAGATCTAGATAAACATTCTTCCTCTGTTTTTATATTTTTACATTTAAGTGTTGTTGTTTTATTTTTTTTGATTGGATTATTATCACTAATTATATCACTTTCTTCAATAATATTAGACTTATACATATATTATTATCATATTATTTTTTGACATGATTTACTAAATCGGTTTCTAAATGAATAATTATAAACTTATAAAAATATTTTACAAATTTATTATTGTAAATGATAAGCCATCACACACAGCACTTCAATTTACTACCAATCGTTCTAAAATAGTGATAGTTATACATTACATTTTTATCCAGAGCCTTGGCTAATGTTTTATCGCTGATTTTTAGTTGTTTGATGCAGTCATATTTGCAAATGAATTCTTTTAGTAGCTGGTTGTCGTCTGTATATTGTCCCACGCCGTCTTTATATAATAAGGGCGCGCCAAAACAAAGCGCAACAGGCGTTAAATACAATCCACTGAAAACAAAACTTAATATTATTAGATTATCCAAAATAATATTACGATAAACGAAATTTTCCAATGTAAAATGATGTGGATTTATGTCTGTTTCCATAAAACTCTCTGAGTGTCCAGTCCGATTCCTCCAGTGCTGGAGCAAGTTCGGCGTCATGGCCATAAATATTATCAAATTGTCCCATTTCTACAATCTCAATAATCTCAATGTCCTCGTTGCAATTCAAATCAAAATCAGCGGGAGCTCGTTGTCTAACCTCGCGAATAAACTCTCTTATGGATATATCCGATTTGAAGGTATAATTTTTAGTGTTTGTCGTATAAACAAGCTTGAATGTAAACGTGTAAGTCTCGTCAGAATGGTTCATTTTCTAAATTGTGTAAGTTGATTTGCATTGGATAAGGTAAGCATTAGCATTTCATTTTTTTTATATAATATAATATAAATTCGTTTGATGGTGTCACTAGTATGGACAGCATCTTTTTTTGCTTTAATAATTAAAAAGCGATTATTTTAATTATTATATATTTTTTTATATGATATACATAAAAACCACACGATATATCGTAATAAACCCGCTCAATTGCTATACGCCAACCCACCCATACCGGACATAATTCTCAACACGTTATAGTTGGTGGCATAAACACGCACCTTGGCAGTCTTGGTGCCCTCAACAGTTGCGTTGGAGAGCACAAGCTGAAGGGTAGCATTGTCAATACGGGAGAAGTTGCACGTGCCCGTGGGTTGATGCTCTTCCGGGCGGAGAGCAAAGGAGTACACGTTAATACCTTCATCGGGGTTGCGGGTGTGGCTCTGGTAAGGTTGAACCCAAGAGAAGTAGGTTCCTTCACGCTCAGAGAAGCGGTCCTGTCCGTTGAGTTGCAACTTGGCAGTGACAACAGGGTTCTGGCCCCAGCAGTGCATGTCAAGGGAGGTCTCAGTGAGCACGAAGGTGCCGGCATCGGAGACGGTGGAGTTGACATGTTGGTTGCCAGTACCAAGGGTGGGAATACCAGTGGTAGTGTTGGGGGTAAGAGTGGGTCCGCCGAAGTTGGGCTCGTTGTAGGGGTTGCCAGGGCCGTGCCAGTATCCAGTGAAGTTAAGGGGAGCGTCCATGGCACCAGCAGACTCAAAGAGACCCTCGCTGTCAATGAAAGCGTGTTGGCCAATGAGGGAGTTGGGGTCGTGAGCAGCGACGGCCTCAGGTCCAGCGAAAGCATGGACGGCGTTGGGGAGGGCATCAATGGCATCAGTGTAGTTGAAGGGCTGTGCACCCAAAACCTTGAAGAGAAGGGCATCGCAAACAAGGGAAGAGCAGTAGTCAACGTTCTGATCAGGCTGGACAACCCAAATCAACTCCTTGACGGGGTGGTTGAAGTTGAGCTTGATCTTGTTGGAGGAAGAACCAACAGACTCATCACCAGTGAATTGGAGCTGGGTAATGAGGTATTCGTGGGGGTTCTGGGCCATTCTGCGGCGTTCATCAGTATCCAAGAAGACATAGTCAACGTAGAGGGAGGCAGCAACCAAAGATTGGTTGTAAGCGATGGAAGCAGGGACAGCCTTACCAGAGGAATACTGGCGAGCTTGGGTGTTAGGGTTGTTGGCGTTGCAGCTCAAGGTAGTGACAGCCCACAAGCACTCATCAATAGGACGAATATCAAGGTTAATCTTGACCTCGTGGTATTGAAGAGCAATCAAGGGGAGGGCAAGACCAGGGTTGGTGCAAAACCAGAACTGAAGAGGAACATAGAGAGTGGTCTCAGGAAGGGCATTGCGGGGGGCACACACCTGACGGGGAGCCTGGGAGTCGCAAGGACCATCAACATCAGCGAAGGAGGGGTCGGTGATGAAGGTAAGTTGAGTGGTGTTACCAATCATCTTGAAGTATCCACGTTGTTGCTCAGCAGTCATGGTAAGTTGGTTCCAGATGTGCATCCAATCACCATATTGGCGGTCAATGCGTTGGCCACCAATCTCAACCTCAACCTGAGCGATGAGTTGTTCTCCGGGGAAATCCAACCAACGGGCATAAACACCAGTATTATCGCCAGCGGAGTAAGTGCCAACACCCATCAACTGGTTAATCTCAGGAAGAGTCACCTGAAGATAAGTGCGGTAGGCAAGATCACCATTACGGCTGATCGTGCACTGGACACGACGACCGAAATCGGCTTGTCCGTTGAAAGTTTGCTCAATAGATTCAATAGCAAAGTTGGTGTAACGTCTGTAAGTGACCTTCCAGAAAGTGATCTGAGGATTACCAGTGAGGTATACGTCTTGTGCGCCGTAAGCGACTAGTTGCATGAGTCCGCCTCCCATTTTATAATATGGCTAAAGAAAAAAAATTTTTGAATTTTAATTTAATACAATTTAATTAAATTAAATAAAAATGTTATATAATTGCAAATTATGATGTAAGTATCTTATTGATGTCCATGTTAGATTTCATAAATTTTTGTAAATATGAGTCTAAAAATATTTCTTTTTTGCCCTCATGGTTCTTTGAAAATACATATGCCTCATTTTTCTTAGAAACAGACCACCCTTCTTGTAAGGCGTTATAAATGAAGGACATTTTTTGAAAAGTGACAATATCTATTTTGTGTTCCTTGTCCTCTATATTTATATGTAAATCCATTTTATAAAAAAACAGAAAAGTTAAATAATAATTAAACCAATTGTCTATTCCACCCCTTTATTGTAGAAATAAATGTTATATTGAAATTATAAATTAAAAAGTATTATGATATTTTATAAAGAACTATGTCAAATGGATTTAAGCCTAAAACCACAAAAAAAATCAAGATAAACAAAAGAAGTGCTATTACTTTGGATGGAAAACACAGAGAATATTTGAATGAATTTATTAAAGACGACGTTGATAGAATTCCTGAATTAAAGCTAGAGCGTGATAATTTACAAAAAAAGTCCGCCGATCCAAATATTATATTGTCTCTCGAAGAACGATTGGATATAAAAGATCGCCTAAAGGAAATCAACAAAACTATCAAAAATTGTCATTTGAAAAAAAAGGAATATTTATTAGAAAACTCTAAACATATATTTGATTATTTTGAAAACAAGAAGAATATTTCTAAAGGTGATGATATAATACCCACTTCTAAAAGTAAATTGGTAAATAACTTTTTCAAAATTAATAATGACCCACAACCTGCGTCATCTACGAACAATGTAAACACTCATAACATCGTGCAAAAATATTTGAGTAATATAGATGATACGTTTATTGATATCAATCAATATGTGCAACCTTGTGATATATGTCAGTATTGTCATGTCGGTGAGCTGATTCCGTTAGAAGACGACGGAGTGTTGATATGCAATAAGTGTTCCCGACACATTCCCTACTTGATTGAAAATGAGAAACCTTCGTATAAAGAACCACCAAAAGAGGTTTGCTTTTATGCGTACAAGAGAATTAATCATTTCAAGGAAATCATTGCGCAGTTTCAAGGAAAAGAGACCACCCAAATTCCGCCAGAAGTAATCGAAAATATTAAACTTCAAGTGAAAAAGGAGCGGACCACGATTGACCAGATTACAAATGTGAAAACAAAGGAAATCTTAAAAAAATTAGGATACAATAAATATTATGAGCATATACCATTTATCAAGGATAAGCTTGGCATAAAGCCGCCAGTTATGTCCGCCGAATTTGAAGAAACCCTTTTTAATTTGTTCATGGAATTGCAAGCGCCTTACTCCAAGTTTTGCCCAGATGACCGCGTCAACTTTTTAAATTATTACTACACGGCATACAAACTTTGCGAGTTATTAGGCGAGACTCATTACCTTGAACACTTCCCAATGCTGAAAGATAGAGAGAAAAGAATTGACCAAGATAATATTTGGAAGAAGATTTGTCTAGAACTTGATTGGGAATTCATTCCAACCATTTAGACCTTTGGATAATTAGATATCTGTATAAATTAATTATCATATAAAATTAATTTATTCTATCGTTATATTAATGGCTGCTGCAAATAAAACAAGGAAATCGCCTGCCGCGAGTGCAACCAAATTTGGTGTTGGAGTTAAGAAGCGCGGGAATGATGGGAATATGTGGCAAATAGTTCAAACTAAAACGGGCACCAAGCGATGGTTAAAGGTCGCAAGCAACGCAAAAAGTAAAAAGAATACCAAAGTGGTCAAGGTGATGGGACCTATACAAGACGACGACGCTATCCGAAACAAGAATAAAAAGTTGTATAAATTTTGGTTAGATTTGGCGAATTCCAAACATGGTGTTTTTATTTATAAGGACAATAGTCATAAAATAATTAAAAAAAATCTTAGAGAAGAACAGGTAAAGGCCGAAACCGATGGTAATATTGTAGCGATTTTGGATAGCGGACCAAGTTTTGGGGCATATGTTGCACTATCCAGAAAAGCCGGAGATAAAAGCGTGGAAGAAGTTATCAAGAATTATAAGAAATATTTTAACGAAGGCGCGTCCGGAAAAAGATTATTCTGTTGAAAGAATCATAATTAGATGGATTAGACATATAAATATGATAGATAATAAATCGTATTATTTAAACTTGCGTGTTTTTCTGTATATTTTACGCGCGACCCGTGTTCGCTTAATTGATTTGCGTCGTCGTCTAGTTTCTCTCTTAGTTGAATATCTGGAGGTTCTTTTACGATGATTTTGTTTCTTTCCACCAAGTTGGTTTGTTTCGCCGTCAGTGTCCTCATCATCTGTATCTCCATAAGTTGGATATCTATTCTTATCATATGATGCTGTATATGCGGTTGGACTCATACCATTATTATTTTCATTCAATATATATAATATTCCAGCAACATTTAAACTTTCAAGGCCATAATCCTTTTTTATATTATTCAGATATCTAATTTGGTCGTCTGTGAATCCAATACCTCTCAGGGTATTTTTCTCTCTTGTGGTATATGGGGTTTTTGAACCGCCAAGCTGGGTTTCGTCATCATCATCGTCAGTTTCAATATCTGTATCTTGTCCATCGTCCGGCATGTACATATTTTTAACCGACATGGTAAATGAAGTTGGGTCTGTAAGGTCATCTTCTATCATACCTACTATTCCATCTACATGGTCTAGGACTGGGCAATCATATTTTTGTTTTATACGATTTAATAATTTAATTTGGTCATTCGTAAATCCAGCGATTCTTAGCCTATATTTGTCTTGTGTATCAAATGGGTCTTGACTTCCACCGCGTTGTTTATACTTTCGTGTTTTCATTTGTTCTTATAAATATAATATAACGTATTATATTTATTTATTTAAAAAGTCTTTTCAGCTTGTCAGAGACATTTATAGGCCTCCAGGGAAACCAACCAAGTTGGCACCAATACCGAACCCAGCACCTGAACGAGCAGTCACACCGATAACAGGAACATATGTATCTAGGATGCTAAAAGTGGCAGCAGCGGTTAACGCAATCATACCAATCTCTTCTAAATTCAATGACTTCTTGGGGATGGCATATGCAGCCAACGCGACCATTAAACCTTCCACAAGGTATTTTATAATTCTCTTTACCAACTCGTTAATGTCGAAAACGCGATTCATTATACTAAATAGATAGAAAAAAACAAATAAATATATATAATAATTAAATCACTTAAAATTATGAATCTTACATACAATATAATGAGTCAATCTAAATTCGAGAGAAAACTACAGCCTAATGGCAAGCCAAACCCTAAATATATTGACTTGCTAGAGGAGGACAAGCCGTTGGCAGGTCAAAAATTTGTGTGCGTTTCATTTGTTTCGCCCGAAAAAATCCTTAAGCAAAAGGAACTTTTCTTCTTTGAAGAATTCCTAAAGAAGTGGGATTTGAACAAATCCATGGAGAAGTTTGTGCAGTTTTTAAATTTTGCGTCATTCAAGTATAAGTTGACATTTGACGATGTTATGAAGGATTTTCAAGATTTCATCACAGAGGAGAAGGATACTATTACTGCTACCACCCTTGCGGATGATTACAAGACATTTGTGGATAAGAATGAGGAGGACTTGGAGAAGTCTTTCAGTATTGCGCATAATTTCCAGACTCATACAAGAGGTATTAAAATCCGCGGTTCTTATCCTTCTATTGAGGAAGCCGAGCTAAGATGCAAGATGTTGCGCGAGATTGACCCCCATCACGATGTGTATGTTGGTCCCGTAGGATTGTGGATGCCTTGGGAGCCTGAGGCCTATAAGACGGGTCGCGTGGAATACATGGAGGAGGAGTTGAATAAGTTGATGAGCGAAAAGAGCAAGAGCGAGGAGAACGCCAAGAATGCTTTTGAGCAACGTGTCAAGGAGACGAAGAAGAAGGCCATTGAGGACAACATTAAAAACGCCGAGAAGAGTGGCAACACTTTGACCCAAACGATTGATGATGCAGGAAACCTCATTGGTGTTGGATTGGCGAATACCCAAGAGAAGACGCTTGCGGGTAAGGGCCACGAGATTTCAGTTGCGGATATTCGTAGCGAGTTGTTTGAAGGCGAAAATATTATTGTCGGTAAGACTGACAATGGACAAAGTCAGCTACTCAGTGGCCCATTTGCATCCAAGAAGAAGGATTAACGTGATAATACTTTGAGCTAATAATTTGATATAAAATTCAATACAAAATATAATATGTGTGTTTTTACATATTATATTCTATTATGCTGGTCTATGCCATTTCCAACTCTTTTGAACTAGACGCCCATTTCCCAGTTTTATTTTTGAATGCTTCTTTTCTCTTTGCAATGATAGCCTCAATTGTAATTAACATCTTGTATTGCTCTGTATAAAAATCGCCACTATACACGCCTCCACCATCAATCAAGTCTTGATTAGCAAATAACGTCTGTACGATAATATCCTCGGTTTCAAACAATACTTCAACCTCACCTTTTCGCGATTGATTCTTAACTACCACAAAAAATATTCCAACGGCATTTTCGGTTTTGGTTTTTAAATAATCAGAAAAGGCGTTAAAATATGTCAAAACCCCTCCATACCCAACATTTTCTTCATAATCAGCCATACCCATAATAGGATGCACGTACAAATAAAACTTTTGTTGAGGCAACGCAAGTATCTTCTTGAAACGTTCAACACATCGTTGAAAATATTGATAGTCCTTTTCCTTTCGGATATCGTGATGGGACATGGCGAGTTTCATTCCATATGTTCCAATTTTATTTTCTGGATTGTCGGGCATATATTCATTTTCATAGTATTTATTATAAACGACATTTTCATTACAAACATGGGTTTTAACATCGTCGCACAAATTAAATGTTTCGCTTTGTTTCTCTAGATAATTTTCTACCCGCAGATACTCTGTAAAATCCGTTTCAATACAATGAACCAATACGTCCAATTTTGATACAACCCAATCAAATGGGTAGGTTTCAAACTTGTGTCTCATCTCCTTGATGAGAGAAGCAGATGTACATCTATGTCCAACTGAAAATAAAATGGTCTTTTCTGCAAGTTTATTGTCAACAAGTCCGTCATGCAAGTCGTCTGCCATATTTATAAATTAAATTACTTAAAATATATACAATTTTAACTAATTTACAATTAACTAATTTACCATATCTTTTTCACTAACACAAATCCTGCTAAAGCCCCGAGTATTTCTACTATGATATATAATATATAATCCATTTGTGTTATTCTATTAGCTACCATCATCCCAGTAGCAATGGCTGGATTGAATATTCCGCCAGATATAGCTCCGCCTAAAAAAACAGCAATTGCAAGTGCAGCGCCATGAGCTAAATAATTGCTAGTGGAAAAAACTACAACTGAAAGCAAAAACGTTCCAAGAAATTCAACAATATACTTGTTCATTTGCTATAATATTAGAAAATAAAGGTATTTTCAAATGCCTTTGCCCTTACCATTTTGTTTTTTTCACACTTATTTTAGGACCAGCTCCCTTTTTCTTACTATTGCCAGGGTCATATTTTTCCTCTTCATCATCCGATTGCATATCCTTTGAAAGTTCCCAAAACTCTTTGGACCCCAACCTAAAATCATTATGTGCATCTGCCTTGTACCAAAAAACCTGCTCTTGTAGTTTATTGGATTTTGCATTGTTATTAATGACCAAACACTCGTAATTTTCAGTGCATTGGTCCATGACCTGACAAAATGATTCAAAAGTCGGAAACATACCCGCATAGTTTTCAAAAATACGCTTGCGGTTTGCAATATATGGCTCACGCAAAATAAAGACATAATCAATATTTGTACGAAGGGCTGGTGGAATACCCAACGGATATTGCATGGTAATTATTAACATAACTTTCCAATGACGACCATTCATAAACAACAAGCGCATCATCTTATCTCGCGACCACGTATTATCATATAAACAATCATCTAATATAACAAATGTCCGCGGGTCTATCGTGCTACGCTTAAACGTTTCAATCTCCTTTTTGATTTGTTTTAGAACAGACCGCTGACGCTTTAGGATATTCTCAACGATTGCAGTGTTGTATTCATTATGAATAAAGAGCTTTGGTACCATTTTACTATAAAATCCGTTGCCTTCTTCTGTCCCTGAAATTACTGTGCCGATAGGTATGTCTTGATGATAATATAGCAAGTCACGAACTAAGAAACTCTTACCTGTATCACGACGTCCAATAAGCACCACAACGGGTCCCTTGCTTTCATTTGGCTTAAAACTTATACTTTTCATGTCAAATCTTTTTAATTCTAATGTCATATCTTGTGTATATATAATTCATTTTAGAAAAAGTACACGGAATTCTACGCAATCAATTGTGCAATAAATATATACAATACATTACATTCTATTTGCGTTGAATCCCTTCCACATTTTCTAAATGCGAAGTATATGAACGATATAGTCAACTACAAGAAGCGTAAAAACACTGAATTATTCAAATCTTTAGAAAAATTTGATTTAGTTCAGAGCCAAAACTATATTCCAATTTATACTAAACTAATGACGTTAAATGAAACAAATTATAATAGTGTTAATTTAAATCATACCTTGTATATTACCAATGTTATTAATAATATTGAGGGAAATCAAAATTTATACAAGTGTTCATTGAAAAATTCAACCGATGACCAACTAAAAATAAAACCCAAAAACGTGTTTTGTAAGATGGCACCTTTATTAGACCCAATAAGGTATTTGATAGGTAAATATGATGTAGCGGATAGTTCATTGATGAATTTGCCTTCCATCAATTCAACGGCTTCTTCTGTTAATTTAAAACTATTAGATGTGAATAATTCAGCCTACGTTGACAGCTTTTTCTCTCATCTAACAAGTCAATTATTGTTTAAGCATGGATTCATACACGGCCTAGAATTTTATGGTTCATTCTTGTCCATTAAGAAAAACTTTAAACTAAATGTATTTGATGACTTGGATTATTTGATAAAGTCAGATTTTTTCAACAAGAATAAAAACCAGTTATTTCAGATTGAAGATTATAGTGCTTTATTTGATGATGACACAAGTAAGAAGAATCTTCCTGCCATTAAAATTGATGCAACGGGTCAGGATTGCAGTTTTTCAGTTGAACCGATAGAAGATATACTATTTGATGAAGTATTCGATACTTCCCCAGCGGATGATAATGTATTCGCGTTAACAACGGATAATCTGAAAGAACTCAGCATGGAAACATTTGCACTTAATACGCTTAGCTCCCATAATTCCGAGTCTGGGGGGTCCGAAAGCTCATCATGCTCTTCTAGAACAAGTCATACTAGAGACTCGGATAGTTGCGGTGATGAGAACTCCACCGAAGAATGGACTGACGATAATAGCGAGGAAGAGGGTGAGATGAGCGAGGATGAATGTATATATGTTACGTTTCCGAAATATCCTGTGCAAGTTATTTGCATGGAACAATGCCAAGATACGCTGGATAATCTCATGTTAAAAACTGACATGGATGAAATTCATTGGATGTCCGCATTGATGCAAATTATCATGACGTTAATTACTTATCAAAAGGTATTTGCCTTTACACACAATGATTTACATACGAATAATGTAATGTATGTGCCGACAGATAAGAAATTCATATATTATTGTTTTAAGAACAAGTATTATCGTGTGCCGACATTTGGTAAAATATTCAAAATCATTGATTTTGGACGAGGTATTTATAAATACGATGGAAAGCTTTTATGTAGCGACAGCTTTAGTTTTGGTGGCGATGCAGCGACACAATACAACATTGAACCCTACTTTAACGAGAAAAAACCGCGATTAGAGCCGAATTATAGTTTTGATTTATGCAGATTAGCCTGTTCCATGTTTGATTATTTGGTAGATGATATGGATAGTATCAAGGATTTAAGTAAGTGTGATACTATAACCAGAATCATTGTTGAGTGGTGTTTGGATGATAATGGATTGAACGTCTTGTACAAGAATAATGGTGCTGATAGGTATCCCGATTTCAAATTATACAAAATGATTGCGCGATGTGTGCATAAGCATACTCCTCAGGCGCAATTGGAGCGCAAAGAGTTTAATGCGTTTACATTTCCCAAGAAACAAATCCCTGGAAATGAAAAGGTGATGAATATTGATGAATATCCGTCGTATGTGTGAACAAGTTATACGACTACGATAGGCGGAAATGATTCCATTTTATCGCTAAGGGGTTTATAAAGTTGAATCAACTCTTTTCTATATATAGAATGATAAGTGCTTGACTCTTTTCTAATTGGGTACAATTCTTTAATATCAGGTAAATTCAACGCTGAATTAAATGATGAAATATTGTCCCAAAACTTATCATAATTAACGCAATAAATTTGATAGTTTCTTTTATTATTTGGTGTGGTATAATTATTGAAAAATTCTCCTAACTTCCACAAATCCACCATATTGCCTATTACTACTTCTGTTGACCAATGTTCTGCACTTATATTTGTTAAGTGGTCTTTAGCAGTGAAATAATCGTCGCCGTATTTAACATAAAATCTACTATAAATAGCGTCTACTGGATTGCGATATATATATATTACCTTGATTTTATCCATTGGTTTAAACTCAATTTCAATATTATTAAACAACTCGTGTGAATCATATGTGCCCACCCGCGTTAATTTATTAGGTGGATTTCTACTATGAATATGAAATGTATTTCCAAAATGAGATAAATATGTCTGTAGCATTTTAGAGCCTGAGCCACCAAAACTACAAACATAAAATGATTGTTGGGGGTCAAACGTATTATTATGACGTGTTTTTACATATTTTGGCATTAAGTCGGCAGGAATATTTTTCCATATTACACGGCGCGCAAGCTCAATGGATGCTTCTTTTGCAACTTCAGTATCACTAATTTGTTGTAAAAGAACCAAGTCTTCGGTTTTTGTCTCTTTAGTAATTTTTATCATTTAATAAATATATTAACTATTATTTATATATTTTTTATACAAATCAATTGTTTTCTCTTATAATTATAATATTCTTTCATGACATCGTACGGATTTATTATTAGTCGGCATGTAAATTCTGAAAAAACTAATAAATATTGGAATCATGCGGTAAGAAGTATACGACGATTTTATCCATTTAGAAAAATAGTCATTATTGACGACAATAGCAATCAAGATTACGTAAAGGCAGATTTTGAGTATAAAAATATCCAAATTGTGAAATCTGAGTATCCGGGTAGGGGAGAATTGTTGCCATACTACTATTTCTACAAAAATAAATATTTTAATAATGCGGTTATTTTGCACGACAGCGTATTTTTCCACAAACGAATTAATTTTGAAAAATTCAACAAAGTAAATGTTCTCCCCTTGTGGCATTTTGATTACAATGAAAATATGGAGAATTGTGTGCGATTATCCAAGTGTCTTGATAACGCAGAAGCAGTTAAATTCAAATTGGCACCTGAAAATGCAAACATGTTTGCGTTTAAACCCGATGATATATGGTATGGATGTTTTGGAGTGCAAAGTTACATTAATCATACTTTTCTCTCTACGATACAAAAAAAATATAACCTTTGGAATTTATTAAATCATGTCTTGACGCGAACTGACCGATGTTCATTGGAACGTGTAATGGGCACTATATTTTACACAGAATCACCGATATTACATAAACGCCCTTCTCTCTTAGGAGACATTTGGAAATATCAACAATGGGGGTATTCTTTTGAGACGTATTCTGCAAATTACAAACGCATACGTAAGCCATTGGTCAAGGTTTGGACTGGACGATAGCCGACATCTGCTCAAAATGTTGGATTATCAGTAAATGCAATTTGAGTAATTGGAGCACCACCAGACGATTCTTGTATAATTGGTTTTAATTGTTCCAATATAATAAAAGCAATTATGGTGCAAACATATACTAATAATGTATCCTTTACTATCATCTTTAAAGGTTTGCTCTCTCTCTCTATAAATCGCATCTCAATAAACTTTCCTAAAAAAAATACAAATGCTATAATCCCCGAGATAATATATATATTGTCCATGTATATTTTACATGGACAATGTTTCGTAACAATTTTACGCATATTTTAACCTAAAACTTCAATATCATCAATTAACAAATCAGGAATAATTTCAAGGCGTTGTGGTTCAATATCGTGAACGTCTAACTGACCCAAGCTGACATTTTCGTTAAATATTTGTATTTTACCGACTGAATTGTCATCGTCGTCATCGTCAGTCTCTAACTTTCGCTGTTCATTACGTATGTTGCTTAGCTCTTCTAGTCGTGCGATATCCTTTGGAGCACTTATTTGTTCTTCCTTGTTATTTGTATCAATCGCCATGTCCACATTATTAAAACTTAATTTGGATGACATTGGCGGTTGTTGCACATCTGGTTGCGTGATAGGAGCAGAGCTAATACTTTCAACCAAATTATCGTCTGGCATGGGTGTTTCTTTGATTTCTTCAACGACATCATCCTCAATAGTTTCATCCAAATATGCGCGCAAAATCATATCAATCGGAATACTTTCTCTCACGGCATTCAAAATACATTCTTGTATGATTACTTCCAATTCTCTGTGATTCTTTTGTGTTTGAAGCGGGGGGAGATTTGCCTCAAACAAGTAGACATTCTTGTAAATTTTTCTTGCAACGTGTATATAAACTTTATGAATAAAGTCTTCAAATTTTGGAATTTGAATGTCCACCTTCTTCTGCTTCGTACCTGCGCGAACTGCGGTCAAAAGCTTTAATTGTATGATATGAACACAAGTAACCAAATCGTCTAAATAAGTGCAACCGCTTTTATCACAAATGCGTTTTCTCTCATTTTCAATAATCGTGGGATTCCATTTTGGAATACGACTGATGAAGTTCTGAAATGTCATTAAATATTTATCCATCTCATTGTTTGCTTTACACAAGTTGAGAGATTCCTCAAAGATAGACTTGAACCCTTCCACTATTAGTGGGGTTAATATAGTTAATAATCTGGCACCCCACTCGTTTTTTGATTCATGTAAGGCACTTACGTTAAAATCATCCATGGTATATGTAGTTTAATAATTTATTTTAAAAGAAATTTTAACTCATTAAAATAAATTAACATCCCCAAAACTCAAATTCAATAATTGTTACATGAATGAAATATTGTCTAAAGAAGCTTCTACGTCCAAAAATATAAAATGCAACATGAAATATATTAAATTTTTTTCATTTTTGATATCTCTCCTGACCTTGTTAAAGACCATTAGGAATTCATATAATTTAACTTGTTCAATATGCATGAAATAATTGGCTTCCAGCAAGGCAAGAATGTCTAAACCACTATATCCTTTCTCATATAATTTAAGAGTCATTTGAATGACATCATTATCCGTTTGCATGGGTTTTATCAGCTCCTTTTTAAGCCAATCCATACGTCGTGATTTGTATGTTTTTAAATTAAATGTCTCGTTCAAATTATATTGATATAAATTTATTGTGCGGTCATGATGTTCAGGCTCATATACATATATTTCACAGAATCTTGATAAAATGGGTTTTAACAATTTGTATTTATCTTCAACTATAATAAAAAATCGCGTCGTGTGATTAAACAACTCTATGCATCTACGTAGTGCGGATTGTGCATCCATTGTTAATTTATCAGCGTTTAATAATACGATGCTTTTAAAAATATCTCCCCCATTTGATTGAATATGCGTCTTTGCAAAAAACTTCAACTCTTCACGAATAAATTTTATACCTTTGCCATGCGCGCAATTTACATATCTTACAAATGATTTAATACGCTCATTGTCGTTTTCATAAATGGTATTTATAAAATCATGCACTATGGTTCGTTTCCCGCTACCTGATGGCCCGTGAAATATAATATTAGGTATTTTGTGCATAGAATGAAAATATAATAATTTAGTTTTTATCTCGGTATGTATGTTCAATGCCGAATTCATGGTATACTAATATGATGCTGTATTTTTTAATATAATATCAGAACGTATATTTGTAACATAGCATTGTTATAAATATATTGCGAATGCAACTTCTCTCTTGGTGTATTTATACAGAGGTTGTTAGGCTATGAGTATATGGGTTTGCGCGGAAAGCGTCCAAAATATCGGGAGTGTTTCGCTGCATCTCAATTGCCGTATTTAATTGTTGTGGAGTTCCAATACGACCATAATTCTCTTTTGCTGGAGGCAATGGCACGACAGAGTTGGGTGCAAAAGGACGATTATCCATACAATTCGTATCTTGTCTTGGCAATGATACATTCATAGTCTGATTAAAAATTTGTGTGCCCCCCATATTTGGATGGTTATAAATAGTCTGCGACTTGATATCATTGTTGTGTTGTCTGTATGCAGCGGCATAATCCATTGCAGCTTCGCGATTGTTTCCCATATTGCCATACGTAGAATAGTTGGTAGAATCACGTTGTGTGCATTCAAGTGGTGTATGGGTATCTACATATTGTTGAGAAGACTGATTATTAATATTGAATTGCGGTGAATACATGGTAGTCTCCTTCATAGTAGTAGGGGTAATATCATTTGGGTTGTTAAAATATCCCATTGGCACCGTGGTTCCAACCTCACCATATACACGAATATTTGAGCAAACCTCCTCTTTGCGCGATGGTCTCAATACGTCCATAAATGGCGCAATAACTGCACCAATGGCTCCGCTAAACCCAGAGCGCATGGTATCCACCGCTCGTGTGGTGCTTCGGTTATTATTATAATTTTTGAATGACCCAATACGCTTATCGCCATCTAGACCAGGTGCACGACCAACCGCGCTACAAATAGAGGGCTCCATCGTTCCAGATTTTTGTCTTTTGCTTTCCTCAAATGCGGTTGGTGCACGTCCTACACCTACCTCAACTGCGCTAGCTGGGCCAGTATAATCAAGCTTAACATCGTTTCTTCGGATGACGCCCATTTCTTGTTCAGGGCGCAACATTTCACCTTTTTCGGCACCAGTTGTGGTAAGCCATCGGTCTTGACTATTTACAAAAAAGGCATCAGGTGTGTGTTTTTCAACACGACCAATGATACCTACATTTTTAACTGTTGCATAAGACGGACCTTCTAAATTATTCAAGTTGTATTCAAGCTTGGGGTTGGTCGTTGTTCTTAATTCGTCTACAGTTTTGGGAAGCCACTTGTCCCGCGCCTCCATTCCTGAGTTAAAACCACCACTACCACTTTGAGAAAAGCCTTGGCCCAGACCTGGACCAACATTTTCACTAACAAATGGCTTGACATTGTTATTTCTTGAACCAGGATTTACACGTGATTGATAAAAATCACTTTGATTTGGTGCTCCATATGCCCAGTTCATATTTGCCTCAGGCTTGAACAATGGCGCTTGCTCAATCTTTTTGATTACCTGACTCCCAGTTCCAGCCATATTATCTAAAACAGTCTCGGCAATATTCATGTCATATGTGTAGCCCTTGATTTTTCCACCATTAAAGGGTACCATGTTATTGTGCTTAAAAGAAGCACTATCTAAATAATCACCTGAGAGAGAATATATTTGCTGTGGCATATTTCCAACCTTGACGCCCGCATTCTCTTGTTTCTCATAATAGTTTTGGTCAAAATACTTGTCGGTGCTTGCGTTTGGGTTAGGATATAAGCCAATCGTATCTGCAAGCTCTTTGTTGTTTGTAACCGGATAATTCTGAGGAGGAATATCGGTATTTGGAATATAATTATCTGTTTTAACACCCAAATTACTTCTTATTCCCATATTTGTAAAACTTTCAGGTTGCATTTTCTTGATAATCTTTTTTTTGTCAGGCTTTTCATTGTTTTGATTTGATATAACATATAATCCACTTAATGCAATAAAAGGCAACGCTAGTTCCATTATTATATATATCATAGAATATATTATTAATTGTAAAAACACACAAAATTATAACTTTGCATTTTTGCATCTCTCTCGCAAACCTATTAATATTTTTATAATACGTTATAAAAATAATACATTATGGATAGGCTAACGCCTTCACATCTATTATACATTATGTGCACCTGTTAAAATAATCTTTTTCTAAAATCCGTGTACTTAAATTATTTATAAACGGCATACACGTATTCTCTTGAGGATTCAATGGAAGTATATACCAGTCAACTTGTTCTAAATCTCGGGCAGTCCAAGCAGGCATAATTGCGCGAGACTGCTCCGTGAATAAATTATTACATGTAGGATATTGAATAGGTTTACTAGGCACAACATATTGGGTATATTCATCCTTTCCTAAACAATCTCTTCCAAGATATCTACGATTAATTCCCATCAACTCACTTTCTAAATTGATACAATTTGTTCGCAAATTGGCACCCCACTTTTGAATGATAATTTGTGGGTCTTCAATATAACATGGTTTGTCACCATTGCCAGGCATATTCAACATATATCGCCCAGGGTCAGTTGATTGTTGTAAATGTTTAATAGTCCTGCAGGGGTCATAATTAAATCGGGTATTTGCCATGTTATTATATACTATGAAAAGAATTTTACAATATTTAGTAATTATGTTCAAAGGTATATAATTGAATTGATATACATAAATGAAATAAGTTTAAACTGATTTAAGAATATCTACCATTTAGATATACTATGCGCCTAGAAATTGAAGAGATTGATGCACCACGTCCAACACTTTGTTTGAACATGATAGTGAAGAATGAGAGTAAAATTATTCGCAGATTGATGGAGTCAGTTTCTCCTATTATTGATTGTTATTGTATTTGCGATACAGGGTCAACTGATGATACTATTGAAATTATTAATACATTTTTTTCGCAGAAAAACATACCCGGTAAAGTTATAGTAGAACCATTTAAAAATTTTGCACATAATAGGTCGTTTGCATTACAAGCATGCAGTGGAATGTCGGATTATGCAATCCTACTAGATGCAGATATGATTCTTGAAATTAACAAGTTTGATAAGCGTAAATTGGCAGAGGCAGACACATTTTGTTTATTACAAGGTAATGATGACTTTTATTATCAAAATATGCGAATTGTGCGAAATAATGGGTTGTATAAATATGTAGGTGTAACACATGAATTTATCTCTACGCCTCCTGGTAATCATAATATAAACATTGGTAAGAGCGAATTATTTATTCGTGATATTGGCGACGGCGGGTCCAAAAGTGACAAATTTGAACGTGATATTAGACTTTTGTTAGAGGGTTTAAAAGAGGAGCCAGGAAACGTACGTTACCATTTTTACTTGGCAAATAGTTATAAAGATAGTGGTAAATTTGATAAAGCGATTGAGTATTATCATAAACGAATTGCTCTTGGTGATTGGGAACAAGAAGTTTGGTATAGTTTGTATAACATTGGTAATATTTACGAAGCACAGGGAAAAATGCCCGATGCTATCATTTATTGGTTAAAGGCATACAATCATAACCCACTTCGTCTTGAAAACATTCACAAAATTGTTCAACATTATCGTATTATTGGAGAATGTAAAACCGCTAAAATGTTCTACGATGTTGCTAAAAATGTACTCAACCAAAATGTTCAAAAGGATAATTATTTATTCTTGGCAAATGATGTATACACGTATAAATTTGAGTATGAGTATTCTATTATTTCTTGTTATTTGGGTATTAAAAATATTAATGATGCAGTGGTCACGATTTTTAATAATAGTACTGATTCGGGTATCATTCATAATACCTTTTCAAATATGAAATTTTATAAGGATGTGTTGAAGCCACGAAGAGTGGTTGATTTTACATTTACATATCATGTAAATATACGCGACAAACAACAAGTCCCATTTTATTCTTCTTCTGCTTCTTTATTGTCCAAATCAGATAATAGTGGATATATGATGAATATACGTGCTGTTAATTATTGGATTAATACAAATGGCGGATACATGAACTGCGAGGACTATATTTTCACTAACAATAAATACTTAGAGATGGACCGCGATTTTAAAGTTACACATGAAAAGTTTTTTGACGTGAAATTGGATGCCAAACATTATTTAGGAATTGAAGATGTCCGTATTTTTAAAAGTGATACAGAAGACAAGCTAATTTATTTGGGTACAAGTCAGCATGATGATGGAAAAATCGGCATGTTAATGGGTGATTATGATACAACTAAAGATTGCATTACTTCTAAAGAAATAAAGTGCGGTTTTAATGAAAGTTGGTGTGAGAAGAATTGGGTATATGTGAAGTACAAGAACGAGAACCACATTATTTACAAATGGGGACCGCTTGATATTTGTAAGGTGAATCCCGCAACAAATAAGATTGACTTGGTTGAGTCTAGAAAGAACATGCCCAAAATATTTGAACATGTACGAGGCTCTACTTGTGGCTTCAACTACAAGGATGAGATTTGGTTTATCCTTCATTTGGTTTCGTATGATTCATTGCGTAATTATTATCATATGTTTGCTGTCTTTGACAAAGACCTAAACTTCTTGAGACATTCTGCACCATTCTGTTTTGAGGACCAGTGCATTGAATATTGTTTAGGTCTTATTGTGGAAGATGATAGAGTTCTTGCTACATATAGCACTTGGGATAGAACTACTAAATTGGCGGTTTATGACAAGAGTTATGTTGATGCGCTTATTAAATATTAAATTTTATGCTTACTAAAGAGAAACAAACATATTTTACAAAATAATAAAATATGTTTTTATTGTATATGGACGCGGACCCATTTAAAAATGGTAGAATTTCAACAATGATTGACATTGATGGAATGGCCTATTATATAATTTCGCCAGGATGTCCTTTGTTTAAAGCGACTAAACGTTCTGATACATTAGTTTTAAGACCCGGACGGCTTTCTTTTTTTGGTGTGTACAATACGGACCCAGATTATATTGACTCGTATGAAAATGAATATGGAATTATATTTGCGTTTGAAACTATACGTCCATACAAATTATTAGCTTTAGACCACCCAGCTACCAAAATGGCGTTATACAATAAAGTTCCAGAAAATATAAAACGAATTTTAAGGAGAAATTATGGATATAATACGACGTTGGGAAGCCGAGACTCTGAACTTGATTCTGACCTCGCATTATCTCAATACTTGTGCAACGAAGGATATGAGGGTTATGCTACTAATTTTATGCAAACTGATACAGGTGAATTTCACCCAGAATTTATGATTTGTCATGTAGATGGTATGAGACCTCTAGGTCGTATAACTAATGACCCAACAAAAATTGCGAATATTTTGCGGAGGGGAGAGATAGACCAAGTTAGTCGCGACTTAAAAGAATCACGAAAGGGTAAAAAACCCGAATCACCATCTGCCACTAGAGCGCGACCTAGAACTTTTGCACCGACTAATCTTTTTGCATCATATGATAGTCCTCCTAGAGCGCCATCTAGATTTGCAATGGAATCTAGTAGTGGAATACCTAAATTTTCATTGGGAGATATGGATGATGAGGATGATGATGACAATAAGGAAAATTTACCTCCGCCTACAAATAAAGGATTGTTTGGTGGATTAAGAAAAAGACGTTCTTATAAAAAAAGGAAAACAAGAACGAATAAAAGAAAAAGAAGTAGCCACACAAGAAAAGGCACTCGCAGAAGACGCTAGAACCACCCTATTCAGGCACTGGGAATGGGCGTTGATTCTTTTCAATAACCAATGGTTTGGGCATATAAATCGGTCCCTTATCAAAAACATTAACGGATTGCAATGTTTTCAGTTCAGGCGTGAAACAAGGTTGCGGGTTTACTAAATTCGTTGAATTAATGCCAAATAAAAAGGATTCAATATCGGGTGCGTTGTATGACATAGTATTCCACGGCAATTGGCCAGGATTCAATCCATTACCCGCCCAATTTGTAGTGTAGGCTTCGCCATAGGCAGAATTTTTATAACCTGTATATTGTCTAGATTCTGCATATTGTTTTTGTTCGCAACAATAATTGCTCGGGGTATTCTTATTGCGTGTTGATGCCATTTATAATAGCACAAGATTATTATAATGCGGATAATAGTGCATTTATTTTTTCTTCGGAGATGGTTCCGGATTCCAAAAAATCACAAATACATGGGTGCGCTAAATAAAAATAATCAAATGCAAATAGTCCCATCAATCCAACTTGCAAAAATTCGCTGTTCCCAAAGCCAGCAGCTGATTTTGTCATACACTTAGTAAACTCGGGGCTACGTTTTAGTCGTTCAAACAAGGCGCTTACTTCCTGATTTACCTGCTTGTCTTCGAATTCTTCTAAATTAAACGCATTCAAAAACTCAATTCTGTATTGGTCTTCTTGGTCCACGTCGCTTGTATTATTATATGTACACTTCAATAGCGTATTATACATATAATAAATATGTTGTTAAATTTAAATTCTTTTTGGTGGATTTACATTTGTTTAGTGTCGGTGGAGCAATTGTCTCTCATTAATTCACGAGAGGGCACACCTCCGCGAATCCACCCAGGAGATGCTACACCTTCTACACTATATGCAGGATTCGTCATTCTATCCTTGATGTTGTTCATCAAAGGGGTATTGCTATATTGCATATAACATTTTTCAGACAAGCCAGTTACACTTCGCTTGTTTGTAATCATCTCACCTTGCTGAATTTCCGATTCAATGATTGGGTCTACAGAGCCACGTCCTAAATAAGGCACAGTGGAAAACGGGCGCTGAAACAAGTCAATACGGCATTTTGGATGCGTTTGAATGGACCCAATTAATAGCTGAGAGTTTTGGTCTATATTGCAACCTCCAGCACCAGAGTTGAATCCACCCTTGTAGTTGATGCCAGGTTGAGTTGTTGCTAAAGCAATTGGCTTTTTCATGGAACAATCATTTGCAAAGTAATTTTGAAGGCTATAGTTGCAGCTTTCTAAGGATTGAATGCTTCGTTGGTCCATGCTACATCCATCGTTCCCGATGCGCGACATATTATCAAAAACATAACTTGAAACATTCGCCATTCTATATTATATATATACTTGTATAAAAAAGTATTCGCCAAAATACATTACTCGTGTATAATAATTATATATCACGTAAACAAACCATAATATAATTTTTATATTATGATTTTTCTTATATTATGAATTTAGTTGTCATGTTAAATGTTTATTAACCTGATTTTGTGACACTAATTATCCATCTAGAACTGCCCGCTATCTGTACTGCATCAGATGAGTTGAGTGTGAGTGTAAATGTTACGGATGCCGATGTACCAGTTGTAAACATATCTGCTGATACGCCTCCTCTCATGGTATAAGTTGGTCCAGTTGTATTCACAACAAGGGCAATTGAATTATCGCCACTAGACACTATTAAGTTCGCGCTACCAATGCCTGTAACATTAGTTGATACCCAGGCCGATACAAAGTTTGAGCTACCATCAGTTGCTCCATTTATATACCAGTTTACTGCATATTTGGTGTTTGCTGAAAGTGTAAAGGCTTTAGTAGTCACATGGTTCAAGCTAACGTCTGCTGATGAAATATCCACCGCATCTGATTGAGTAGACGCTGGACCAACAGGACCAGTAACACCAGTTATACCAGTAGGACCAATAGAACCAGTTATACCAGTGATACCTGTAGGACCAGTACTACCAGTTGTACCAGTAGGACCAGTAATACCAGTATGACCCGTAGGACCACTAGTACCAGTAGCACCAGTTGAACCAGTAGTACCAGTAGGACCAGTCATACCAGTCATACCAGTTGCACCAGTAATACCCGTAGGACCAGTATGACCAGTTGAACCAGTAGTACCAGTAGGACCAGTTATACCAGTTGAACCAGTAATACCCGTAGGACCAGTCATACCAGTTGAACCAGTGATACCTGTAGGACCAGTTGAACCAGTATTACCAGTTGCACCCGTATGACCAGTTATACCAGTTGAACCAGTAATACCCGTAGGACCAGTCATACCAGTTGAACCAGTGATACCTGTAGGACCAGTTGAACCAGTATTACCAGTTGCACCCGTATGACCAG